CCCATACTAGGGACTTGCTGACCGCTCTGATATATCCTCAGTGCTTCAGCTAATGGAGAAAGAGTCGGTTGTCTTCCGGGCAGAGGAACCGAACGGTAAGGCGCACCGCTGGGAAGAGGATTTCGGTTACCTGTAAATCCGGGACCGGGAAGCAGACCGGGATCCGGGCCAGGGCGTAGGTTCGGAAACGGACTCTGTCCGCTAGGAGGCGGGTAGGCAAAATCAGGCATTCTTCTTGTTCCTAGTATTGCTGACCGTATGTCTGCGGAGGTCCGTACTGCGGAGGATAGGTCGTCCCGCTTCCGGGTGGTGGAGCTTGCGTGCCCGGCGCACCCGGAGACACATTCATCGGACCAAGCGGCATGTTCGGGTTCACTCCGGGGAATGGAGCCATCCCCGGACTTGGCGCAGGCGCAGGCGCAGGCGCAGGCCAAGGCTGCGGTGGTGGAATATGACCGCTGTTAATTGCTGCTTGCATCGAAATCTGCTGAAGCAGCGGATTGCCCATAACAGCATTCTGAAACGCAGCGGGTATGGCAGTACCCATAAGAGTGTTTCCCGGAGTGCCGGGCGGAAGGTTTGGGTCGTATACGCCACCCGTGTTGGCTAACGACCCCGTGACGTTGCCTCTGTAGTGATTCGCAATCTGGGTACCCCTTGGGATTGCTGCCCCGGTCACGGGGTCTGTCAAGTTTCGGTCATATATACCGGCCCGAAGTCCAGCATGAGCAAGAGGAGACACGAATCGCGGCCCCGCTTGAATGCGAGCCTGCTGTTGTGCATAAGCCCCCTGCTGTAACGCCTGCATTCTTCTCATAATTGCGTTAAGCAAAGCGGAGCCGCCACTTGGAGGACCGGGGTGGGACTGTCCCTGGCTGGGACTAAGCGATTGAGGAACAAGTTGGTCGGGGATGGTCTGCATCGACTGATTCAGTAAATCCCAGTGTGCCCTAATGTCGTTGGTGCGGTCAGCAGTCTGAGTCATGCCTATCTGTCTGGGCGGACCCGTGTAGGTGGGAATCGCGGGGACTTGGGAGGGAGGGGCCATGTCGTGTTCCTTTACCTGAACATTCCCGGACTGATCATTGCCGGGGCCAAGGGAGTAGTGCCTGGAAGCATTCTCTGATGGCCAGGCATAATCGGCGGATACCAGGGATTGTCAGGGAATGTCGGTGTAGGCGGCTGGGTCGGAACGTGGAAGAAATCCTGCATTGCGTCCCAGTACGGGTAACCGGTGGGAGGATACCTGTTGATAACCGGGACATGCCCACTACCGGGAATACTCGGAGCCGCACCGCCGGTTTGCGGGGGACCGTAGATCGGCGGGCCAGGCAGCCCGGGCATTCCCGGTGACATGCCGCCCGGATACCCGGACATCGGGGGCAATGTGGGAGCCGCACCGCCGGGCTGTGCCGTGCCGTAACCGGGAATGCTCAAGCCCGGCATCCCCGGACTGACGTTACCCGGCCCAACAGGAAGATTGGGATTGTATCCGGCCATCTACGCTCTCGAGGGTGGTGCTGATGGAATCGGGGGGACTTGTGCCATTGGTCATTTCCCGTGTTTCGCTGAAGCCTAGAAAAGACCCTGGATCATGCTAATGATCCTGTCTTTGCCCATCTGCTGTGGACGTTGTGGCTGGTATCTATCGAACATTCCGGCGTAACCCGGCGGGACTCCACCAGCAGCCTGCTGACTCTGCTGTTCGATGCCCTGCTGATACTGCTGTTCCGCCTGTTGCCGATCCTGCTCCATCTGCTGCTGCATCTGCTGCTGCATTTGCTGCGGCTGCTGCGGCTGTTGCCCTCCCTGGAGCCAGCCGGTCAGTGCGTCCAGCCCTGACGACAACGCGCCACCCTGCTGCATCTGCGGCTGCTGCTCCATCAACTGATTCTGATACCGCTGATGTTCGATGCCCTGCTGATACCGCTGTTCCGCCTGTTGCCGATCCTGCTCCATCTGCTGCTGCATCTGCTGCGTATGGATAGCGGCTGACTCCTGCATGCTTTCAGATGACGGTGCTTCATACGGGGAGTAACTGGGAGAACCCCAACTGCCCAGGCCCGGATGCTGACCAGAATCTCCCCACATTGACCCCAACCCGAAATTGCTGAAGTTATTCCAGGACGGCGGCGTCTGATACTGCTGCTGACCGGAGTACGGCTGGTATTGCAGATTCTGCTGCTGGTTCTGCTGCTGCTGGGTCGCCATGTCCCCGTACAGGCTCGAGAAGTCCATGCCGCCAAACATGTTGCCAAACATATCACTGAAGGCCATATCAGGCTCCTGTCATCTGTGGTTCGGACCCGGACATCATCTGCTGGATCATTTCCTGTTCGTTGCGACCCGGTGTCGCCTCACCAGCCCGGCTGATTCGCTCGGTCTGACGTGACGTGACCGGACTCTGCCTCGGGTCATCAGGAGCCGGAGCCTCTTCAGCAGCAGTCGTCACGATGTCATTCAACTCGGGAAGGTTGCTGTATTTCGCGTAGATGTTCAGCAAAGCCTCCATGTCAATCCCCATCCCCTGCTGCTGCATCAGCGGGAGACTTGGAATGATCACGCTCTGGACGATCTGGTTGATGCTCTGCAACCGTTGACCCGGAGAGAGGTACTGCATCGAGTACGGCTCGATCTCCAACTCATGCTCGTAGAACGAGTGGGTCTGACGCTCGGCGGGAGCCAACTCGCTCTGAATCGTGGGCACGTCCGGAAAATCCAACTCCATGTTGTAGGTCTGCATGGGGTCGGTCCACAGCCAGTAGCCGTAGTCACTGATGATCTCGCGAGTAAAACGCATCACCTGATCCTGCATCCCGGCAATACGCTGGTTGGCACTCGCCTGCATCATCTTGTCCTGGCCGACCGTCTCGCTGCTCGCTCCCAATCCGCCAAGACTCTCAAGGTTCCCCGCCAACCAGGAGAACAACTGCTTGCTCTGCAACATGAACGCGAAGTTCCGCTGGTCAATCCCCCCGAATTGCCGCTCGATCACCGAGTCGGGATTATCAACCGCCACCACCTCGCCGTCACTCGCCTTGCGAATCCGCTCGGCATCTCCCGTATCCATGCCTCGGGTCAGACCCACCACCTTGGCCCGCTGTGACTGACGCTCCAACTTCCGGTACAAGCCATTGACGATGTTGTGCAGCCCGGTCCAGAGCATCGCCGGAGCCAGCGGCATCGAGTTGCCCGGAACCTCGGAGAACCACAACAGGTGGAACGGTCCGAGATGCCTGTCCGGACCATTCCACTCGACCACCCGCAGGGGCAACTCGTCCTCGTTGGGTCCGAGAGTGACCAGCAACTTCTCTCTCGGGAGCCAGATCTCCCACAACTCCACCTTCTCGTCATACTCCGTGTCGTAGCCGCCGAAGCCGCTCGCAAGGGTATGCACCCGCTGGTCGCCACTCTCGTTGTAGTTCAAGTCTTGGGCGGGCTGGAGCTTGTCGCGGACGCTCTTCTTGAAGCCGGGGAACGCCTTGGCATCCTCCAGGCTCATCCGGTAGCGGTGTCCGCAGTAGGTGATCTCGTCCTGGCCACGAGCCGTCATGTCATGCACCCAGTCATCCAGCAGGATGTCAGTGCAGTAGGGCCTGGTGACCGAGAATTCGTAACCGCCCTGCTCGACAGTGCCCTTGTCCTCAATCCCAACCTTGCAGATGCCCATCGAGAACAAGCCGTTCTTCACGCATCGCTGCAAGATCCGGTGGACGTTGTAGTCCTTCAACGAGTCGTTGATCACCTGCTCGAACTTGAGGCCATACGGCTTGACTTGCTCGTTGCGAGTCAGCACCAGTACCTGCGGAGGCCGGGCCACGAGTTGACGCTCGTAGATGTTCGCTGCCAATTCCATCAGATTGACATGAACAGGCTTCTGGCTCCCGTCATCCGAGTAGTACGAGCCGACGTACTGCTCAAGGGCCTGGCGGTGACGGGTACGGAACGGCTCCAACTTCTTTCGGGAAGCATGCATTGCCTCCCGAAGTCGGGACACTTCCGTGTGTTTTTTTGGGTTCAGAGCCACTCGTCGGAAACCTCAAGTTCCCGTTGCTGCCGACGCCACGCAAGAGACATTACCGGAGTTACAATTTCCGGTTCCTTTGTCTCCTCCTTACGCTCGCGAAGTACCTTCGCACAGAGTGCATCTGCAATGACACGGTCACCGTGTCCAGTGCCCCTGTTGGTCGGATCAGGCGATCTCGTTGAACCCCCATGCTCTATTTTCCCACTGGGAAGATAAACGTATTCACCCGCCTCTTCAAGTGCCTTTCTGCTGGGATTGATAAAAGCCCTGCTGAATAACGCTTCCCGGTAAGTCGCCAACAAGTCCTTTTTCCCGTCACTTGTCGAATACCAGCCCGGTCTGTCACTCACTTTCCTCGAAAGTCGCTGCTCCTGGGTCTGGTAATAAATGTTCCCGTAATGCAATTCCTCGACCACCGTCTTCCCGAAAGTCCTGCCCGGACCGGTTGCCTCCCAGATCAAGTACGCAGCCCTGTCGCCGGGACCACGGAACATCCGGCACAAGGCCACGGCGATCTCTGCCAACTTCACCGTGCTGGTTTCGTTGTCGGCCCACTCGGCCACCTTCTCTCCGCTCAACCGGTCACCGACCGTCAGCACCGAATCACTCGCCTTGGTCCCCTGCGAAATGTCACAGCCGACGACGTAGTCCCTGTCCGCTGGTGGCAACCACTCCTCGTCGAGAGGACACCAGACCTTCAGGAAGCCTTCCCCGTCATCATCAAAGCGTCCCTCATTGCCCGGCTCAATGTGCAGCGTGCCCTGGTGGAGCGGCGGGCAACAGAACTCCTTCATCAACTGACGGATCGTGTCGGGATCGAAGTAGGGGTAATCGCTTCCCTGGTAATCGATGTCCAACTGCGTGGCGATCTCCACGGCGTGTGCCCGGCGGGTACACTCCCGGTCGTACCACGGACTCCGCTGCTTCCCCTCCTCGTTCTCGTAGAGGCCAAACGATTTCTCCGGATGCTCGCTCCAGTGAAAACGCAGCCTCGGCGTGCCCGCCTGTCTTTGAGCATAAAACGCATTGCCAGTGCCAGCAGGCGTGGAGTTGAAGATGCGGGTGTTGGTGTTATCCGCCGTGGCACTCAACACGTCCCAGCCACCCTGCTCAAACGCAGCGAACTCGTCCACCAGCATCGCCGTTCGCCTGCCGCCACGACCGATGTTGTCGGTGGTACTCTCGCCCTCCATCTTCGAGCCGTTCTCGAGATTGAGCAACTTCAACTTGTTCCGACGCAACGTGGGACGCATCCACTCGGGGAGTCCCTTGAGGATGAAATCGACATGGGCAAACAGCGAGTCGCTGGAGCCATCCACCAGTGCCTCCTTGCGAGACACCATCAGGTAACTCTCCATGGGCCGGAACAGCCAACGCCAGGTGAAGAGCGTCAGGCAAATCCAACTTGCACCCATGTCCCGGCTCTTCTCGATCAGGACATCGGTGTGGCCGATGCATTCGTCGAGGGCCAGGAACGCCTCGTCCTGGTACTCCCATGTCACGAAGGGGATCTTGGGAGTCATCCCATCGGAGATCTTCCGTGGGTCATACGTCCAGCCGAATACGTTGATCCAGTAGAGAATGTCCCTACTGCACGCGATCCACAACTCGCGCTGAAGATCCCTGTCAGAACCCGCTCTCGTCAGCACCTCCTGCCGATACCGCAAGTTCTCCTTCAGATCCTTCGGAACCTTGCTGTACAACGGCAGACTGAATGGATTCGAGCATGTCCGCGATTTCAGAAGTGGCGCGACGGGCATCCTCTCGGAATCCTTCCATCACGAGATTCCTGTCCTCGGACTTGGAGGCCATCTCCAGCCACCGGGAATAAAACGTCCGTGGATCATTCCTCGCAAACTCCAGCAAACCCCAAGCACCGGAACTCGGAGCCTCCTCCGGCTTTACGTCACCAACAGCCACATTCTCGTAAACCCATTGGAATTCTGCCCGAAGGCTAGCAGATTTCCCCTTGAATTGCTCCTTTTTTGGCTTCTCCTTCTTCTTGGGTGGTCCGGTCTCAACCGGCTTGTCAGGCGGATCAGCCGCCGTGCCGCCGAAACCAAACTCCTTCGCTGCCGTATTCCATGCCCTTTTCTTGGAAAGACCCTCCGCTTCGCACTCGGCACGACGGTACTTGAAGTCCTCCATCAAGCCCTCGTTGCGAAGGTGTGTCCAGAACTCATCCTTTGTCATCATCAGACGATCTCCTGTTCCACGCACCAACCGCTCTCGTCTGATCCGTGTGCCATGACGTATGTGCCACCATGCCGTTTTCCAGGCAAACCAACTGGTAATGCGTCACCGGGCCATCTCCATCCACCCGCTCAGACTCCTGCTCACGCCATTCCGGCTGATCACCACAAAACGGACACGGCAGCAATTCCCACTCACTCGTCATTTCTTCTCCTTCAGCATTTCCACTCGGTCCAAAATGTCTTGCAATGCTTTGTTAAACGCATCCATGTCCTCCTGTTCTCTTCCGGTCAACACGCCCATGGCACAGGTATGGACAAGAGACGCAAGAGCCTCGGGCAAAGGCCAGTCGTCTTCGACATCGAACTCCTCGACGTGGCTAGAAGATTCAGGCGAACACTTTGTCTCAATAGTGATCCTCACCAAGGTTTTCTCAGAATCAACAATCATCACTCCACCTCCCGAAACACCCTAAACGTCTCAAGTTTACCGAAGACAAGCCTCACGTCTTCATCCGTTTCCGCACCAAACACACCATTCACGCAGCCATAAATCGCGGTTGCAACATTCAAAGGATGACGGGTCCAATCCCCGCTAGCGTACTCCTCAGAATGAGTTAGCTTCTCACCCTCCGAAAACACCTCAATCGTCACCCTCACATAACCGCTTGTATCCATCACTCCCCCTTTTCCATGTCATCACAAGCTACTTCCCAAGCCTCAATCGCCATCTGGGTCGTATCACCCAGGGCCGTGATCAAGCACCTGTCACATATCACCGCACCAAGGGAATTGCCCGTCTGAGGCTCATGCACGCATTCCAGTATCTGGGGCAATCTGCCGCACTGCGGGCAATTTCTCGGCTTCCCTGCCATCAATCCTCTCCAATTTCTTGTCCTGCCGGTAAGACCGGGAAACAGCAAGGCGGTGCTGGTCTTGCTTTCTCACGTTCCATTTGTCGATGGCCTCCTGACGGTCGTGACCCCACGGACCATCAACTGCACACTGGCGACATGTCACAACCCACAACTTTTCACCAGACATGGAAGGAAACACACCATACGGGTCCATGTCCTTCTCAATTACACGGATGTACGGTCCATACCAATAAGTGCCG